TATTTTTGAGCAGCCTCTCCAGCTAACCCAGGGTAAGGGGGGTAAAACGAAGTGTCCAATATCAATAGAATAAAAAAAGCCCGAAAAATGCCGTAAATAAAAGGGATGAGAGCGAAAAAAGCCAAACTGCAGGAATAAAACGAAGTGTCCTTTAATACCATTTAGATTACATTTAGGGTGCATTACTGATGCCCGAATAGAACCAAACTACCTTATGTAGTTAATTATTGGCTGTAAACCTTTAAAAATAGGTATTTGCAGCCATTTTTTATGCCTAAAAATTAACTAAAAATGAAAGATTGAGAGTGTATTTGAAAATAACAAAAATTGATTAAAAAGGCTTTAGGACGACACTTAGGACGACACTTAGGACGACAAAATATTAAAAAAAAAAGTGTTTGAAATGGTACAAGTTGCACAAAAAAGTATTAAAATAATACTAAAAAACCGTTTTCAATAGGTAGTAATGCCACAGTTTAAATGAATGTAAGTTATTGATTATTAGTTATTATACTATAATAAATGGAGAATATTAACCTAAAAACGTGCGTGCGGGTATTATTCGAGGCGAATTACACCGACAACAATGCCAAGTGCTCGAATTTCTTTCTTCTTCATATCGAATGGAGGATATTTTTCATTATCACTAACCACTTTTATACAATCTTTACCATCATTATCGCCAGGGAATACTCTTTTACATAATGCTCCTTGAATAGTATCAAGTATATAAACCTTACCCCATTGAATGAAGGTATCTTTAGGGATTTTTTTTCATGCCACAATATCTCCATTGTAATATTTAGGAGCCATACTATTTCCTGAAATTCGGATCAGGTAATCTGCTTTATTTTTAAAATCAGGAACAAAATAATGTTCACATTCAAGTTCAAGTGTTGTAGTATCTCCGTTACTCAATCCTGCCATAGCTTCAATAGGAATTAAAGGAATCCCTTTCTCTTTTTTAAGTTTAATAATAGGCTCTAAAACTATATTTTCATGGGTTGTATCAATATTTTTAATCATTGATCCTTTTCCGGTAAGCAACCAGTTTAAATCAATATCTACAAACTTGTTTGCAATATCTTTAAGAATATCCGCGGATGGCATATTATCCGCATCGCGTAATAACCTACTTATCTTCTCAGAAGATGCATAGTTGAGAATTTTTGCAAACTCGTTTGCGTTTTTTATTCCCTTATTTTCAAATAGTTGCAATAATCTTTGTTTAATCATGACAAACTTGTTTGTTATATTCAAACTAATTTGAATATTTGTACTCGAAATAACAACAAAGGTTATGCAATTAATTGAAATAAAAAAGAACATGGATTCGGGAGACGCATCATTTTTGGCGAAGACTACCGGATACAGCGTGGAGATGGTAAGAAAAGTTTTGAATGGGGAACGCAATAATGATTTGATTGTACAAGCAGCAGAATTATTTGTAAAGAATAAAAAAAGTTTATCGGAACAAATAGCATTGATGTGTGGAGAGGAGGACGAAGCTTTATGATTACTCCATACGAAACGCACAATAATCAAATAGGTGTAAGACTAAGTTTCTTAGTTGCTGATGAATCAATCAAACATCCGAATAGCCTCAGTGTAATTAGTTATACAAATTACAATAGAACATGCTCATCAGATCGTAAACCCGAACTCCGTTTAAAGGAAGGAAAAGGAAAAGGTAATGAAGCTTTATTAAGTTGGAAACATTTACCGGAAGAATGGAAGTATGCTTTAAAAACAACTTTCGGTGATCCAGTTGTGGAGCATAATCCAATGGAGGAGTATTTTGAGATGGATGAGAAGGCTCGTTCATATTATGATGGATATACTTGTGGTGATGGTGGACACTTAACTCCTCAACAAATTAGCGCAGCTACCATTAATGCAAGTGTACTGCAAGCATTTTTGAAATTGAAACATAACCGTGAGGTGACTCACAAACGACTCGGAAATAGCAGTCGAGGATTATGGCCAGGACTATTGAATGATCTGAACGGTTTTAAAAACATTTTAAAAGTAAAATACGAAGGTATTACTCATACACTTCCTGAAAGTGAACGTAGAATACGCGAGGATTTGAAAGGTTGGAAGAAATTGAGTTATGAATATTATGTTGATGGAAGATCTCGCAACCAAAATGCGAAAAAAGTTGTTACCGAAAAACATTTGGCGATGCTTGAAGCATTACTTACCAAGCATAATAATTTTGATAACGAACAAATTTCCAACTTCTACAATATAGCTGCTGTAGCACTTGGTTGGAAAACAATAGATGCAAGCACAGTAGCAAACTACCGCAACAAACTTGGTTTATTTATTACTTCAGGAAATAGCGGAGAAACAAATTTCAATAATACAAAAGGCATGCAGGTTAGACGTTCGCGCTCAACTATTGCAACAGGATTTTGGACATTAGATGGTTGGGATGTAGAGTTATTTTTCCAACGCAAAGAAACTAATAAAAAAGGACACCAAATTATCACTTACTCTAACCGATTAACTGTAGTTGTAGTGCTTGATACAGTTAACGGAATAAGATATCCAATAGGATATGCCATAGGAACTCATGAAACACCTGAATTGATTGCACAAGCATTGCGTAATGCTGCAAATCACACAAAAGAGTTATTTGGAGATAGATATAAACCGCATCAATTACAAAGTGATCATTATGCGATTGCAACTCTCACACCAATTTACGAAGCTATGAGCGAACATTTTACACCTGCTCGCGTGAAAAATTCGAAGGCAAAAATTATCGAACCCTATTTTAAACACCTAAATAAAATCTGTCAAACTAATTTTAAAAATTGGAGCGGATTTGGTGTAACCATGCGCAAAGAAAATCAGCCGAACGAAGATTATTTGAATAAAATACGTCACTCGTTCCCCGATGAACAAGGTTGCCGTGAGCAGATAGTAAGATTGATGGAAATGGAACGATCTGCAAAGATTGACAGATACATGGAACGATGGAATGCACTCCCTGAATCTGACAGATTATTACTTTCAACAGAAGAGTATCTTCAACTGTTCGGAACAGTCCACTCGCATACAAATAAATTGAAAGGTGATGGATTTACACCGACACTATTTGGAGAAAGAAGAGTGTATGATTCATACGATCAAAAATTCAGAGAGTTGGGATATATGGATTGGGCCGTGAAATATGATCCTTCAGATTTAAGCACAGTATTAGTTGTAAATGCTGAAAGTGATGCCAATAGTAAACTTAAAAAAGTTATCGGAACTCATCGTTTCTTATTAATAGAAAAAGACATTCAACCTGAAGCATTATATGATAGACAAGATGGTGATGCTGCTAAACTTCAAAAAGTATTTGGATTTAATAAACAATTGAAAGCATCGGTGATGGATAGGATGGCGAATACTCAAAATATTTTAGAAGAAGTGTTTGCCGATGCACCTCAGTTGAATAATTCACTTACCAAAATGGTTTTATGCGATTCGAACGGACAGCATAAAGACCAACGTAATTCACAGAGATCACTCAAAAATAAAACAATAGAGTTACCTGAAGCAGGCGTATCCAATACACCCCAACAGGAAGACATAATTGAAGATGATATCAGAAATAATTACTAATCATTTAAACACCATTTAAACATGAACAGGAACGGACTAATTAAACACATTGAACTTCACAAAAGCAAACTTGGAAGTTTAACAAAAGTAGCTGACCGCTGCAAAATTAATGTTGGTGCATTATCAACCATAATGGCAGGAAAATACGGAGCTGATGAATCAGCAATGCTTCAAAAAATTGCCAAAGCATTAGAATACAGAGAGAGTGACTGGCAGATAATTCGTACAACCGGAAATTATAAAACAGTTGAACGTGTTTTCAGAGATGCGAAAAGCGAAAGTATGTGGTTTACCATCAGCAATAAAGCAGGAAGTGGCAAGACAGAAGCGATGCAGGATTTATACAACAGAGATACTACAGGAACTGTAATATTTATTCAAGCTGAAGAATGGAGCGGACGACAATTTATGTTGAAGTTGATTGAAAAAACACTCGGAACATCTGAAGGAGGAACGGCTTACAATACAACAGGAAAAGGTTACAAATCACTTTCGCAATTGATGGATATAGTTGCCAACTACTTTAACGATATGAGTTTGGAACGTCCGATACTGATCATTGATGAAGCTGATAAATTGAAAGCTCCTGCACTTAGAACTCTCATTCCATTATTCAATAGAACTGAAGATCGTTTAGGTGTGATTTTGTCCGGGACTGAAAATTTGGAGAAGGAAATCAAAAATAATGTTCGATTGAATAAAAAAGGCTATGACGAATTGGAAAGCCGATTTGGTAGAACCTACATCCACCTTAAAGGTGCAAGCGAAAAAGATGTGACAGAAATATGCAAGGTGAATGGAATAACAGTACCTGAAGTGATCACACAAATTTGGATTGAAATGGAAAAAGTTAGCAAACTCACAACCTTTAAATCAGGAACAGGAACAAAAGATGGAATGGTTGCTTATGTGGAAGATTTTAGAAGACTAAAACGCTTAATCAAACGCGAACTCTTAATGAAGAGGGCTGCGTAAATGGGAAGAGCATATTCGCCCACAGAGATCCTCGCTAAGAAGTATAAAATACTTGAGTGGGATGATGAATGGGCACAGGCATTTGATAAACCTGAAACAAGTGGAGTATGGTTTGTTTGGGGGCATAGTGGGAATGGGAAAAGCAGTTTTGTAATGCAGTTGGCAAGACAGTTGGCAAAATTTGGCAATGTGTTCTTTAACGATTTGGAAGAAGGAACGAAGCTTACAATGCAAAATAATTTGAAGCGAAGTGATATAAGTTCTGTGAAACGTAAAGTGAAAATTGGCAATGAAGATATGAACGAAATGAGCGAAAGGTTAAGCAAAAGGAAGAGTGCTCAGTTTGTGATCATCAATAGTTTTCAATACACAGGGTTATCGTGGGCCGCTTATATCAGATTGAAAAAACAACATGCAGGTAAGCTTCTAATTTTTGTTAGCCATGCCGAAGGTCGCAACCCTGATGGCAGAACTGCAAAGAGAGTAAAGTTTGATGCAGATTTGAAAATTTGGATTGAAGGATTTAAGGCAATTAGCAATGGCAGATACAATCCGGGTGGAGAGTTTATTATTTGGAAAGAAGGTGCAGAGAAATATCACGGAAGTAAAAATTAAGAATTAAAATTATGAATAAAATATCTCAGGCTTTAATAATGCGCACTAAGTATCGGTTGAATAAACAACAGATACTTGAAAGCTGCGAAATGAGCGATGACGAGTATTGCAATTTGCAGTTTGAAAAGGCTGTTGAATGGATAAAATACCGCATACTGGATGATGAAGAAGTGATCAGTGCGATTACATCAAAAGAAATGTTTTGGACTTGGTGGATTAACCAGTGGAATTTACGCAATGATGAATTTGTAACAGATAATATCTATTACATCATTGCCGGAGAGCATGCACGATTTTTAAAAGATGTGTGGTTACATGTGCATCAGGTTGATAGAATTGTTGCATATCCAAGTTATCAAGATTTACTCGAAAAAGTATTAGGTGATGTTGCTGATGGTTTAGAAACGAAAAAGGAGGTACGTGTATGTTGATGCTAAATATTTCGCAAATGCGCCAAGTAAATAAAATGCTTGAAGCTGCTGAAAAGGAACTCTCAAAGTTTATAGGAAAGGATATCACATTAACACTTGTGTATGCTGACCGTAGAATAAATATTGATGAGTTTAACTCTATTGCCGAACACACAAAAGATTTAGTTGCCAAAGAGTTTTTTGTTACTAAAAGAGCACTTGAATCGTCAAGCCGTCAGGATGAATTGCCACATGCACGAATGATGTATTACCAACTAATGAAGATGCAATTTCCACGCATTACGCTCAAAAAATTAGGCTCATTACTGAATAGAAAAGACCACTCAACAATTATTAATGCTCTTGAACAATTTGAAGATATGAAGCTTTGTGATAAAGGTTTTGCGCTACGCTATTTTGAATTAATGAATCAACTTAATATCAAGTAAAATGGAACTAAAAACTATTAACGAACTCAAGCTTGAAGTTACGATTATCAAACTCAATAGAACAAAAATAGTTGCAAGGTTATGTGAAGAAATTAGTGCAGAAACTGAAACGCAACTTCGCCAAACTCTAAAAGAATTTGATGCAGAAATAAAATTTATTGAAGCTGCAATAATTGAAAAACAAGAGGCATCACAAGCAATATTCTCACGCTCACTTAATAAATCAAAATTATGATGGACTTGAATTTGGATATGACAACCATTACTGAATTGGAAGTGATGCTTGAAAATAAAAGCAAGGCAATTACAGATTGCACATGTTGGATTAACCGAAATAGACCGGACAATGATAGTTGGGCTGAAATGACAGCAGGTAGGATTGAATTGATATTGGAAGTGCAAGCCATTGAAGCGGAATTAACTCAACGTAGAATTAAACTTTTTAACTAAAAAATATGACAACCGAAAAAAAAACAAAAATGTTTGTAGATAAAGATGGCAATGCTATCCCTGCAAAATTTATCAGCAAGAGTGAAAAGGACAGCGATGTTGCTGCATTAAAGCTTTACAAAAAAGCGCAAGATCTGAATGAAAGATTAAGTAGTTTTAAAACTGAAGCTTTCACATTGTGCGATGATTTATTCGCTCAATTAATGCTCGACAATAAAGTTGTGGTGCGTGAAAATGCAAAAGGTGGTTACTCCATTACTTCCTTTGATAAGGCGATAAAAATTGAAGTGAGAATTAGTGAAACTATTCACTTTGATGATCGCATTACTTTAGCACAGGAGTTAATAAAAGAATACCTGAAGGAAGTTACAGAAACTGCACACCCTGATTTAGCGATATTGATAAATAATGCGTTTAAATCGAACAAAAATGGACTTGATGTAAAAAGTATCATCAGCCTTTTTAAACTCACAATCACTCATCCAAAATGGGTGCAAGCAATGGAACTGCTAAAACTTAGCATGCAGGTTAATAATACTAAACGTTACATGCGCATTTTCAAAAAAGATAGCAACGGAGAATACCAACAAGTGAAGCTTGATTTTTCAAACGTATAATATCATTCACATGAACGCATCACAGTTTTCACTTGATTTTAAAGCAGTTGTTCCAACTCACAGTCCTATAAATATTGATAGGATTAGCGGACAGAATAGAAAGCTGCTTGACTATTTGCTTGCAGGCAATAAAATTCATTGCATGCACCACATGAAAGCGATGTTAGGTATTGGATACCTCAATAGTAGGATTGCTGATTTGAGAAAGTTTTTACAATTCAGCGAATACAAAATTGAAAGCGAGATGATAAAAGTTGCTGATGTGGATGTGAAGGAATATTGGATTACTAAAGTTTAAACACCATTTAAAAAATAAATATGGAAACACTATCAATCGAAAAGAAAAATGCACAGAATGCATTTAAAAAAGCAAACAAAGAAGTGAAAGCTTTGCTTGTTGAGTTATTTGGAGAAAAGACTTTCTCTGAGAAAATTACTGACCGGGTAAAAACCTTTGAGGATGCATGGGAACTTGTAGAAGTATCAAGTAACCAAGATATACTTCTTAAATACAATGGTCAGGATGGAGATATGATTGCAGCACAGGCATATTTAAAACTTAGCATCATTGCAAAAGCATTAAATGAAGGATGGAAACCTGACTGGACTAATTCATCAGAATACAAATACTATCCGTATTTCAATATGTCATCGGGCTTCGGTCTGTCGTGTGACGGTTACGATGATCCGGACTCGTATTCGGTTATCGGCTCTCGCCTTGTTTTTAAAACAGCAGAATTAGCCAAGTATGCCGGAACTCAATTTGAAGCTATTTACAAAGACTTATTTATCATCAACTAATTAAAAAAACATGGACAAAATTAAAACATTTGAAGAAGCATGTGCAGCACTTGGTATTAGTACTGCATTGCCTGAAGTAAGTATGTTACCTGAAGCTGAACAAAAAGCAATTGTAGCACATTACAAACTTACAGTTATCGCAAAAGCATTGAATGAAGGTTGGAAACCCGACTGGAGCAATGATGATGAATATAAATATTACCCTTGGTTTGATGTGGAAGAAGATGCTGCAAAACCATCGGGCTTCGGTCTGTCGTATGGCGGTTACGTTGGTACGGACTTGTATACGTTTATCGGCTCTCGCCTTTGTTTCAAATCGAGAGAGTTGGCAAAATATGCAGGTGAGCAATTTACTGATCTGTACGAAGAGTATTTCCTAATTAATAAATAAGAAAATGGGTTGTGCGTGGAGAGCGTTTGGTTTATCAGGCTTCAGTCTGTCGTATAACGATTACGATAATACGAACTCGAATACGAATATCAGCTCTCGACTAAGTTAAGATTTTACCCACGTAGACCTTGCCATCAGTTGCAAAAAATTACGAATAAAAAAGCGGGCTTTAGTATCGAAAGAGAACGAGACCAATTAAAAACAAAGGAATGAAAAGAATAAATAATCTGTACGCATCAATAATAAGCATTGAGAACTTGCAGCTTGCTGATGAGATGGCGAGAAAAGGCAAATTGATGCAGTATGGAGTTATCCTTCACGATAAGAACCGGGAACAGAATATATTGAAGCTGCACGAAATGCTGTTGAATAAAACATATACAACTTCAACTTATACAACCTTTAAAATATACGAACCAAAGGAAAGGATCATTTACAGATTACCTTACTTTCCTGATAGGATCACTCATCATGCAGTGATGAATATTTTAGAGCCAATATTCGTTTCAACATTTACCAACGATACTTATTCATGCATTAAAGGCAAAGGTATTCATGCAGCATTGCGAGGTGTAAAAGCAGCATTGAAAGACACAACAGGTACAACTTATTGCCTGAAATTGGACATTAAGAAATTTTATCCTTCAGTTGATCACGAAGTTTTAAAACAGATCCTACGCAGAAAATTTAAAGATACTGATTTATTGTGGCTGCTTGATGAAATTATTGACAGTACTGAAGGACTTCCGATTGGTAATTACCTCAGTCAATATTTTGCAAACTTCTACCTCACATACTTCGACCATTGGTTAAAAGAAACATTGCGTGTGAAGTATTATTTCCGCTATGCTGATGATATTGTTATCCTTTCGGATAATAAACCATACCTGCACGAATTACTTGCTAAAATACGTGAGTATTTGGATGTGCAATTGAAGCTAACAGTAAAACATAATTATCAAATCTTCCCGGTGCAAGCTCGTGGAATTGATTTTGTGGGATACGTATTTTTTCATACACATATCATGCTTCGAAAAAGCATTAAACAAAACTTTTGCAAGATGATTGCCAGGAATAAAAATAAGCAATCAATCGCATCATATAATGGATGGGCAAAGCATTGTAATTCTAAACATCTACTCAAAAAAATATTACATGAAAAAATTTAGTGACTTTAATATTAAGCCTGTTGCACAAGGTTTACAAGGAGACAAAATAAAAATTGAACGCATACTGAATTGTGAAATTATAGTTGAGAAATACAAAATAGAGGACAGTAAATTTAGTGATAAAGGAAATGGAAAGTGTTTGTATTTACAGATTTTGAAAGGCACAACGCAGCATGTAGTATTTAGCGGAAGCGGTGCATTGATGGAAATAATTAAGCAAGTACCTGAAGATGCCTTCCCATTTAAAACAACAATAATTAAAAACAATGACAGACTTGAATTTTCATAACGGATTAATAGTTGAAGAGTGGATAGAGCATAATTATGGATTGTGTTTAAAAACAATGCAGAAGGATGAATATGAAAAGGCATTGAATAAAAACCCTGTAGAACTTGGACGCATTATTTTAACACCCGGAGAAGAAACAACTATGGATGGCTACTTCAATATTAAACCATGCATTTATGTTGGCTTAGATGTGTTAAGAGGAATATACATGGTATTTTATTTGGGTGAGGATGCAGGCATGCATTATTATCAAAAAATAGCACGAATTGCTTATGATAGAATTTTTTGCCATTACCTAAAAAATGGAGGACGTGATTTCAACTTTAGAGAGGGGTTTTGGGATTGGGATAAACCAACAAAAAACGGTAAACGAAAAGCTAATAAAAAACAGATATGAAAACACTTACAATTGCCACAGGAATTATTTTAATACTATTTGTTCCTTCATCAAACTACTTCATCTATCATACAGCGATGAAATGTATAAACTACCAAGATTCGCTTATTAAAGCAAAAGATGAGCGCATACATTATTTGGATTCAACATTAGATGCTCACCCTGTTACTAAATTGAAAACAAAATGAGCAGAATGGTAGAAATTGAAGTGCAAGAAACTGTTAACAATATACAGATTATTGATAGAACAGTGAATATTTTAAGTGATAACGGCAAGGTTATTTTAGAATATTATGAATTAATAATGTCGGGAAATGATAGAGTTGTTAGCGATAAAGTATTCAATAAAAGTCGCCATGAAAACAATAAGAAATTACTTATTAAAAATTTGAGAAAAGCATGAAGCAGTTTATATTGACATCAACAGGATTTGAAGGCTCAATCATTTATCGTTTTGATGAAGAAGATAAGCTGAAGGGATTTGATATTGAAGCAACATTAACCGATAGTGCTCGTGAGTGGATTATTAATAGTGCTCCGAGAACAGTTGAAAAGTTAATGAGTTTTCCTATGAGAAGTAAAACCATAAAGCTTCAGGAAGTACCTATGGATTTAACCTTTGACAACTTTTGGACAAAGTATGGATATAAAGTTGGTGATAAAGCTAAAACTGAAAAGCTTTGGAAAGCAATGAATGATGGCGAAAAAACAGAAGCATTGAATAAGATTAACAAGTATAATGCATATTTAGAGAGTACAGGAGTTGGTAAAGTATATGCAGAAAGGTATTTATCAAAAAAATACTATCAAAATGACTACAAATAAACCAATTGAGAAATGGCAGCTTACCAAGTTGCATACATTGCTTCAGCTAACAAATAAAATACCATACAAACAGGATTTAATGGATACGTTTTGCAGTGATGGTCGTTACCCTACTTCTTCAAAGGATTTGTATTTTGATGAAGCAAACAATATCATCAATTATTTAGCAGCCATGCATCAAAAAAATGATCCTGCTGATTTAATGAGAAAGAAAATAATTAGTTGCTGCCGTGAAATGGGATGGCACAAAAGCGGCAAAGCTGATATGTTACGCATTGAAGCATGGGTAATGAAGTTTGGATATATGCATAAGAAGTTAAACGATTACACAGTACAGGAATTACCTCAGTTGGTTACACAAGCTGAGAATATGAAGAGGAGTTATTTAGCATCATTGAAATAAGCAATAAGCAATAAGCAAATGGCAATAGGCAAAAAAATAAATAAAAGAAGGATAACACATGAAGAACTGAGAGCTGTTGGAAGAGGATTGATTGCGTACATCAAACAACTTGGAGATAGAAGAGCAATTCCTGCTAATACCCATCATGCAGATAGATGTATTGCAATGGTGATTTATAAATTGAGGAAGAGTATTGAAAAGAAAACATGCGAATTTAATGATAGCTATTTGCTGAAGCTAAGTAATATTGAATTTGAAGCTTTACTTTACGTGAGAAATGATTTGCATATTATGCATGATGATGGTGAGATTGAAAATGCGTTGATTAAATTATTGAACATGAATAAATAATTTTATATAAATTTGTTTCGCCATGCAGCTTACGCTTCTTCCGTTAACAACTAAACAAGATAAAATAAAAGAACGAAACGAAAGGATTCGAAGAGATTTTGACCTCTATACAAAAACAAAACATTTAGACAGTGGATATGTGGTAACAAAAATTTTAACAGATAAATATTTGCCACTGGAGGAACTTACACTTTGGAGAATTATTTTAAAACAAGGACATTACAAAAATTTATGATTATGAAAAAACTATTTTATTTATTGCTAATTTTAGTTACGTTTAAATGTGATTTAAAAGCACAAAAATTTGATTCTGAAAAATGGAACTGGCAATTGCAACATGCCATAGGTTTATACAATGGAGCATGTCATGATAACGAAGAGCAATATGCTCAATCAATATCATTGCTGATAACTTTGTATAAACAGGCAGATACTTCTCTTATAGCGATGAAATATTTAGCAATGAATTACCATCATCAAACTGATCATTTTAATTATGAAGATGGGAGTTATAATGCTCATAATTCAACCTATGCAGACTCTGCAATTTATTGGATTAATAAATATTTTGCATCAGGAGGAACTGATACACACCTTTATTTGATGAAAGCTAATTGTGATGAGTTTAAAGGTTTTTCATTATCTGATAAGGAAAAGAAGATTGCACAATTAGAAGTTGCAATAAAAGATTACAAAGAATTTGCTTCAAAAACTAATGATCAAATAAAGATTGATCGCGTTAATATTTATATCACAGAGCTGCAAAGAAGTATTAATGATTTAAAATATTTATAATTGAATATTATGGAAAGAGAAATCAAATGTCCGAAATGTTCATCAACACAATTGACCGCTGATAAAAAAGGGTTCAGTGGAAAGAAAGCTGTAGCAGGTGCATTATTAACCGGAGGCATTGGTTTACTTGCAGGAACAATTGGAAGCAATAAAGTTATGCTTACTTGTCTTTCATGTGGTCATCAATTTCAAGTTGGTCAGGATTTAGATGCAGCTGCTCAGAAGAAAAAAATTGAAAGAGAACAACAAGATAAAATGATGAAGAGCCCAATATTTTGGATAGTATTTATTGGAGGAATGATATTAATTTTAAGAGCTTGTATAGGTTAAAATAGTAAACTTATAAGTTTAAAAAGCCGTCTGATGCGTAATGCTTCTGACGGCTTTTTTTATGACTGATCAATAACAAAATCTCCTGCAATATCTGAAGGAGTTGGTGGTGTTGGAGTGTTAACTATTGTAGATGGATTACCTGTCATCATGATAACTTTTTTAACGGCTGCAAGCTCGGTTAACTCAGTGGCATAATCAGTATGGGTGATGATAAGGAAATCGTGATCTTCATCTTCGGTTTCTTTTATGCGAATGAGTTTTGTAAAACACGTTCCGCTAAATTCCTCCAGTGCTTCAAATACAAGATCGTTAAACTCAAAATATTTTAATGCCACATCCTGATCCACACTTCCGGTAAAGAAGTCGGCAAAGTTTTCGAACAGAGAGGTTATTCTTACAACGCAAGCTCCCTTTCTAACTCCTGCACCAAGCATTTCATAATCAACTTCAGGAAAGCTTATTAAAACGGCAGGAAATGGGATTCCTAATTCTTTTGACAAGTATTTTATTTGTCCTCTATTTTTATCAACCCATGCAAGTTTAGGAATATTAACTCCATCAGGACTTTCGATAGTTCCGGTTCCACCGATGGTATCCATCAGGTGATTGGTGATGATTTTGTAGGTATCTTTTTTTGCGCTCATTGTTTTAAAGTCATTCGGTTGTCATTCAATAGTCATTCAATGGTCACTCAGTGGTGCATTATTTTATCAATTCGTTTCATTAAATCTTTTGTTATTTCATCAACTAAATCTGTGCTATCGTATATAAATGGACGAGCAGGAATAGTGATGGATGTTTGTTTTGTTAATGCCATATTTCTCCAAAAAAGCGCATCGGCACTTAACACTTTATTTTTTTTACCTGAAGCAAGTTTGTGAACTTTATCTTTACTTCCTTTAACTTTTGTAGCTTTTACTTTATAAGTCATTCCTCCTGAAGCCTGATAATACATAGCCCAAAAGAATTTACGCATTTGAAGAGTTACCGGAATAGTTCCACCATCATTCATGAGTGAAGCATACGGAGAAACCAAAGCATCAACACCAATTACAACCTTACCCGGTGAAGCAGATTTTATCATGATACCATCGCGAAGATGTCCGCGATCAAGAAGCAGTTTTTTGTTTTCTTTATTTTTAGGATGTCCGGGAGATCTGTCTTTCCATTTTTCAACAGATCCATTTTTCATCATGCCCTGATTTTTAAAACTCCTGCGAAAAAAGTTAACAGCAATCCTGCCAACTATCTGCGGAGCAGATGAACGAAGCTTCAGGTATTTGTGATACGCGAGGCGAAACTGTTCGGCATTATTGTTTGTATGATCCATTTAAAATTCCCAATCAGGTAAATCAACTGTCTTATTTTTCAGTTCATGAAAACAATCATCAAGAAATTGTATTCTTCCATCAGTAACGAAGGAATGACACCTATATTGAGGATTATCTTTGCTAACTAAAATACTTGGAGTAAATGTTGGTTTCTCTAAATTCCCATTAAATGTCCATTGAGCACCTTGCAGATTTTTTGACTTGGTAGTAGGAGAATGATAATATCCACAACCGGGACAAAAAAACTCCATCATACCCGGAATATCAATATTTTCTCTTACTTTAATTCCCATTAGTTATTAGCAATTACAACTTCGGCATCATGAACTTGTGCAACGATTAGATCTGTTACAATTTTTGCAAAATCTGTTTTATCAAGATTATTCATATTGGCACTGGTCATGTGTTCAATACCTGTAACCTTTCCAATTGTTACCTTAATATTTTTTACTGAGTTGCCACCATGTGCCGATTCTTTTCCTATACCTTCCCCTTCAGCTCCTTTACCAAAAGAGTTTTTGTTTCCATACTTTTCTTTTAGCTTTTCGTAAGGTGATTTTCCTTCTTCTTTTCCTGCAACTTTTGCAGCTTGCGAGTTGGCAATACTTTTATTGTAAGCATCATTAAAAGCTTTGGCAGGACTTGCATTTGCAATATTGAAAGCAGCATCTTTTAAATTATCAAACGCACCTTTAATATTTCCTGAAGCAAGATTTCCAATTGCTTTAACTAAATCCCAAAGAGGATCTGTTAATTCTTTTACTGAAGCAAATACCCCATCGAGAATTGCACGGAACTTTTCAAAATGATAATAGGCATAAATAACACCTGCAACTAATGCAGCCACAGCCATAATTACAATACCAATAGGGTTTGCATCCATTGCAATATTTAAAGCCCACTGAGCGGCAGCCCATCCTGTTAAACCAAGAGTATTTGCTTCTGCTAATCCAAGTTGCAAAAGTCCCCATGTATAAGCAATTGCCTGATATGCTGCATAAGCCCTACTTGCAATATTCATTAATACATAAGCTGCGGCTGCTCCACCCAATGCAACGGCAAGAGTATTAATTGCTGTTGAGTGATCTTTATAAAATTTTATTGCCCACTCTGCAATTTCAAGTCCCTTCATTTCCAAATCCATCATGTATAATTGAACCGGAGCAAGTTCATCGCCAAGTGCATTTTTTACCTGAAGGATCTTATTTTTATGCTCTATCATTTTTGATGATAAACTTTCAACTGCTTCCTGAACACCGGGTCCAAATGCTTCCATTAACTTTTGAGAGAATGCAGGAAGAAATGTGGATGCTTTTATTGTTCCATCTTTAATAGCATCATTCATTTGGTTCATTGACATGTTGAGAGACTGAGCCATTAATGTTGGAGCTTCAGGTAATGCACTACGCATTGTTCGCATGATACGTTGATCAACATGTCCGGTTTGTGCAACCTTTGCCAAAGCCATTGCCATTTCATTTACTTTCTCCGGGCCCAGTTCCATAACTTTAGCTGCTGTATTTATACCAAGAAACATTTGTCTTGCACCTTCTCCTGCATAAATTGTATCTTTTAATGCACCACTAAATTGTCCGAAACTGTCCATTGTTTCGAGCACAGGTATCTTTAAATCTTCAACAGTTTTATTAACGAATTCGGTATTTTCTGCATAAGCCTGTTGTGATCCTGAAGTGAAGCGTAACACATTTTCGTAAGCCTGAAATTCGGCTCTTACTTCAGTAACTTCATGAAGTAATTCTTTGGCTTTATCTAAAACAAATAACCCTGCAAAAGCTGCGCCTGCTTCTTTTATCATTTCATCTAACTTGCCTACTTCGTGCTGTGCTTCATGAATACCTTTTCCAAAAGTACCCTCGTGCATATTGATGACGTAATTAAGTGCGCTGTTCATTGTAATGAGTTATTAGTTATTGGTTATTAGTTATTAATTTTTATCTTTGTACAAGTTATCTGAGGATGACTATAAAACTAAGCGATAAGATCAGCAATGATTAAGTCGCTTTTTTAATTAAAGTATTTTTCAATTAACTGTGCAGCTCTACCACTTTCAATCTCTTTACGGCTTACCGTTAAAGATTTTTTACCTTTAAATTTTATCATCACATTTTTAATTTGTTTCTTTTTATCAAAGGATACTGCATCGTAAATTCCTTTTGATAATTGATGTGATTCGATTGGTTTTTCAATAAATAATACAATGTTTTCAGCTTGTGATTTTGCTCTCCGAATGGCTCCCTGAACAGCTTTTGCAGGACTTGTAAAATTGCTTAATGTTTTAAACTCCCATTCTCCCTTCAGATGAAATTCAGCATCAGCTGATTTACCACCAACATCTTCCAAAAGTTTTATACCAAAACCTTCTTTGGACAATTCCTGTCCAATAATCATATTCTGTTTTAATTCATCAGGGCCATGTTTGATATGTTCGGCTGTAAAGCCTCCTGAATCTTTATTGAATTCAACATTTGTAAACTCTTTATCTTTCAATAAAACTTCTGATTCTTTGAAATTTTCCCATCGCCCTGGTGAGAGGATTCCGATTTCTGACATTACTGTTTTTGCATCGTTACCGGGAATAGAAAAATATGGAGCAGTATCAGGAAATACTTCTCCGTTTTCGCCAACATTATTATCAAACATATCAGGTACTTCAGGAAGTGATTTAGCTTCTACCAAATCTCCTGTAGTTGGTTCAACTGTACATAAACATCCATAGTGATTTAAAGGGTAGTAAGTATCCCAAAATGGATCATCAACAGGATAAACGCTTCCATCCAGTTCGGAACAGATATCGCAAGTTGTATCTCCTTCAACTGATACATATTCGAGGTTTGGAAAATCTTCCTTTTCAGATTTTATTTCTTGCCAATATTCAGCCATTTTAGACTGACGAAGAGCAGTATGATATTCGGTTTGTAAATAATTTTTATTGTAGGTATTATCAATGGCTCTTACTGCTTCTTCAAATTTATGATATGGAATAATGCCTTCTTTACTTTCATTCATTATTAGATGAGAAAACTCTCGAAGTTCCTGATATGATTTTGCACCTGAAAAAGCGTGTACATTATTTTCTATTCGTGATAGGATTTGATAATCGCCACTCTTTGGATCAAGGTCTTTAAATGTTTTACCATAACCCTGAAAAACACCACGCATTAATTCCTGTGCCATCAAACGAGTTTGTTCTCTATCAATGCCACCGGGTTTGATATTGCCTTTATAAATTAGTCGGGCAACCTTGTTGGTTTCTGATGATATAACGGATGTAGGGATTTTCTTTGCCATAGTTATATGGACGTATGCGATACGTCTTTACTCGTGATCGTGATGAGTTAGTTCATTTATTTTTTGATGCATGTTTAAGATGCTTTTAAAAGTATTGTCAACTTTTTTCTTTTTAGAAGTATCAGCAGGTTTACATTTATCACAACCTACCCCACCGCAATCAGCACAATCAGTTGTTTTATTTGGAGGCATTCCCGGTGCAACTACAGGTTCTTTTTTACCAAGTATTTTTACTCCAAGTTTTTCGGCAACATCTGCCATATCCAATTCAAACCCCATTGCATCAACTTTTACCAATACATCAGCAAGGTCATTAGTATCCATTGAAAGTTCATCGTCCCATTCGAAACGGTCGCCTTCGATAAAAGGAAACTTGAAAGTTTTTGCAAGCAGAGGAAGAAGTTTATCATTTACATCATCAACCACATCTCCTTTGTCGTCTTCGGAGATTTGATCCTGAGTATTGCTCATTATGGTTTCACTCTTACCACGACTTCCTTTATCCTGTGCAGATTCATTTTGTCCGTTGATAAGGATAGCAGCTTCAGTATTTATCTGCTTAATTTTTTCGAGGAATACACCGAATGCATCTTTCTGTTTACTCTCAATAACATCAAGTTCGGTGTCTATTGGAAACAATGCATGATTTGCATGTCCCATATCTTCGAGCCAGTTCACAATTTCCAACTGTGCAGCTTTATCCTGTGATGCTGTTTTTGCAATTCGAATTGGCACACCAAACATTTCTTCAAACTCATCCCAACTTTGCCACGAATGTTTTTTAAGAATAAAACCCCATGCAAGTGATTCGTATAATCCTAAATCTTCGCAATCTCCTAAACCTACACAATAGCTTGCAAATGGTTCTTCGGTATAAAGTGCTCCTTCAGGATCAAATGGAGTTTTTACAATGAGTGATTGTTCAGGAACTACATTCTCGCGATAAACTTTTCTGCATTGGAGTTTTCCGTTTTCATCCAATAAAAAATAGACAAGAGTATATCCCCAAAATTTTGTTTCGATACGATATTTTAAATACTCCTTAAACCATTTTGTCTGAAGTAATTTTGTTTTTTCAACATCCTTAGTTCCGTCAGCTTTGATGATTTTGAATTTCTTATTTTTTATGCGATGTACACGCTGATTTACCTGTCCTTTGATAAACATATCCAACTCCACATCACGATAAACCTGATAGAGATAATACCTGCGAGGATTGGTTACATTGAGCGCATAGGCACGAGCATTTTGCCAATCTTCAATTTCTTTTTTGAAAAGGCTGCGTGTATATTTTACAATGCTTGCAATAAATGCAGATACTTCCTGCTTACTTGCACCATTGCGAGGTGTAGCAATTATATCTTTAGTTTGACCGGAGAATAAAGTTGTACGTGCCGGTAGATTATTTTTTTTATCAGTATTCATTTTAGTATGTATTTATATCAATGGACATATACGATATGTCCTTACTACCATCTGCGTGAAACCTTTTTAGTACCTCCTGTAATTGCACGAGTTGAAACAATATCTGCATCGAGTAAAGGAAGTCCGGGAGGGTTTAATTTATCATTGGAAACTTTTTCTAACCACTTTAATGCTTGCTCGTGATCGTCTTTTCTAATTTCAGGAATATTGCGAGGATTCAATCCGTTTTTCAATAGATTGTAAATAGCAAGCGATGCGCAATACTCAAGTACAAGCGGATTTCTATTAGCACCTGTTGCGCTAAAAATTGCATCACAATTATATTTACCTCCGAGATGTGAACGGATCAATCCAAGAGCATAAGCTTCGGCAAGCGTGTATTTTGTTGTATCGCCTTTAACGGCTGCTGCTTGCTGCAAAGCATCAATGCGATCGTCAAAATCTTGTTGTACTAAAAATATCATGATATGTTCTCCTTTTTATTTTTTTCAACTTCGAGCTTCAGGTTATCATATTTAGTTTTCAAACTTGAATATTCGCCCTTTAGTTGTTTGTGATCATTACTTAATGATTTATATTTTTCGGCCCAATCAATTTCCATCTCATCTTGCTTTTTATTGAGTCGCTCAATTTCTTTTTGTAAGGTTTCAATCAGTTTAATTGCAAACTCATTCTTATCTTTTCTCGAAATAAAAAAGCGGTCAATAAATGTGGTAAGTGCTCCACCACCAAATGCAGATACTCCCAGTTCAATTAATTGTTGTGAATCCATTAAAATCCTCCCTTACGTTGTTGTTTATGAATAATTGGTTTAAAATTTCTATCGCTAATATGTTGTGCCAAATAATACCATGCACCTTCATCAGCATCGGGGCTATCATCAGCTCCGTTGTATCCATGTTCAATTCCTTTGAGTTGGTTATTGCCTTCAATCATATCGGAATTATTGAACTCCTCATCAGCATAATACACTTCGCCTGCTGAGTATCTCGGCTCCATGCCAAGTATGCGCACAAACTTGTTTTCCTTTTTGCGCGAATCGGATATCACATTTAAAGGACTCTTTTGATCTGCTTTCCTTTGTCGGTTAACATTTGCCAAAGCATCACGAATAGGTTGAGTGATCCACTGCCTTTCCATATACCAAAGTATAGTTGCTCCTTTACTTCGAAGTTCGTCCTGGTACTGTGCCATAAAATTAAAAGCATCTTCGAGTTTGCATTTACGCACGAAAGATTTAAGGCAATGAAATTCGCGTGGATGCATTAATGCCCAACAGCGAACAGCTTTATAATCGGAAGTTTTTTTATCTTCAAAACTTGGATCTAAATACCCAATGATGATGGTGTATTTTTTGAGTAAATCTTTTGTTTTCTTCCATTGAAAATTATTGAATATCCTACCTTCAATAATATGCTCATGGTAATACTCGCCTTTGGTTTTTACAACACCAATTTTTTTGAATTTGAGAGCGAGTTCATCAATAGTATAACGTTCCCATGCAGGTTCGCCACCTTCGAAAATAAATAGCTTTGAATATTTACGTCCGGGTATTTGAGTTGCATAAACTTTATTGTGATACAATCCTTCACGTTTTGCTCGTCCGGGTTTTGTATCGCCAACAAAAGTTGCCAATATTCCACTTGGATGGATACGGTTTCCTTCAATAATAAAACGGCTCTTTTTAATTTGAAGTGCAGGCATTAATGCACCTTCAATCCAATCGACAGAGTTTTGAACTCTCCGTTGATTTTGCACTATTTCATAATCATCTAAATCGGAACAGAGAGCCGAATTAGGACGTTTTGCACCTTTACGAATTCCTTGTGGAGCTTGCCCAAGTCCGAGTGCAAGAAAACGAATTCCATCTTTGGTTGTAAAGTCTCCGGTTTGCCAATCGCCAAAAGTTTGAAAGCTTCCACCTTTTCCAAAATCGTGTTTGAATAATGCGTTGTGTTCAAGTATTGCTTTGATATCGGAAAGGGCATCGGTTGCCAAATCTTTATTACGTCCTATCAATACAAATCCATCCAATTGCCCATGAGCCAATAACCACAACTGTACGAGAATACCCATGTGAACAGTTTTTGCATGCTCACGCGGCCACTCGATGGCAGCCATAATATTTGGATCGGCTAAAATTGCATTGGCAGCATCGATGTGAAAATAGGCACAATCAGTTTTGCCACCATCGGCATATACAGGGAAGTAAGTTTTAACAAAAAAGTTGTAATCTTTTAATGCAGTTTTTTTACGTGCATTTTGTTCCACGCGAGATTCCTGCAACGGCACTTCTGTACTTGCTGCAACTTCTCTGCAAAATTCTTCCCATTGCTGTGCGCTCCTGCGTGTTTTTAAACTACTTATTTGTTGCATTGTTCTTTATCAAATCCTGTACGTATTCGTTTTGGTAACGGTTAATTTCCTTTATCAATTCCAATGGGATATCAGGTTGCTTACGCATCCATAAAATAATGTCCATGCACATTTCAATCTTATCAGGAATAGTTGTGCGTGAATCTTCCAAATCTTTTATTGCTGAAGTAGTTTTTTTACGTTCATCAGCACTGATACTTTTATCGCGAGTTTGGTCGAGTAGAATTTGATAGAGGTTATTTATCGACTCTTGTTTTGATGAAGCTTTAAGTAATTTCTTTTCTTCCCATGAACCTGCTTTTGCCCAATTACTTAGTGTTTTTTCGCTCACACCAACAATACCGGAAATCTCTTTTTGAGTCATTCCGGTTTTCATGAAGATTTCTTCAGCATGAAGATTCTTTGCTTTCAACTCTGATTTCATTACGCAAAGGTTCATTAAGAAGAGTAAAGTTTAAGAAATTCAAATCGTGGCTGTCTGAATTACGACAATGGTTGTAGAGATTTAGACAATGACGAACAGCTAAAAAAAAAATGAGTTTTAGGTGTACAATCTTTGCGCTCGTAATATGACCAAAGCGATAGTACAGAATACCGATAAAAAGCTAAAAAACATTACCAATGTGTTGGATGAGAATACTATTCAACTTTATGGTTTTATTGGTATGTGGGAAGATATTGACTGGGCTCCGTTTCAGGAAGTATTCAGAAAAATGGACTGGCAAGGAAATACTATTAAAATATTAGTTAACTGTTTTGGAGGAGATGTGTATGCAGGGCTTTCTATTTTTGATTTAATGCAATCAGCAAAAGCAAAAGTTGAAGTAATTAATGAAGGTGTTGCAGCAAGTATGGGAGGAGTACTTTTACAAGGAGGCACACCCGGTATGCGTAAAGCTACTAAAAATAGCCGTGTAATGGTTCATAGACCAACTGGAAGAAATAATGGTGATGCAGATGATTTTAAAGAATATGCAATACAACTTGAAACTGAAGAAAATAAACTTATAGATTTATTTGTTGCTACTACTGGGCAAGATAAAAAAACCGTAAAAAGTTGGATGGTTCGAGGAGTTGATAAATGGTTTACTGCACAGCAAGCTCTTGAAGCAGGTTTGATTGACGAGATCATTGAACCAACCACACAACAAAATCCAATACCTGCAAATAAAATTAAAGGAAAATCTGCTGAAGAAATATGGCAGTTATATAATTCACACACACAACCACAAAACCAAAATTCAGATATGAATAAATTTAAAATGGCAATCCTTGCCGTGTTGGCACAGGCTGCAATTACATCAGTTCCGAGTGAAACTGATTCGGATGAAAAATGGGTAGAAGCATTAAACAATGCTACAAAAGTTCTTTCAGAGAAAGTAACTGCTGCCGAAAACAAAGTGAAAGCAATGCATACCGATCGTGCAACAGCATTGATTGAAAACGCAATTGCTACCGGAAAGTTGCCAAAAGATATTGTACCTGATGCAAAGGCAAAAATGATTACAGATGCAGCTTCAAACTATGATTCGATGAGCAATACATTGAATATGGTTTCTGTATCGAAAGTTGAAGATACAACTGAAACTCCTGCCGGAGAAAAGTTTGATATCAACAATGCGCTTGGAAAAACTGCTCCTGCTGCATTGGGTAAAATCAAATTTCCACAGGGTCGCGAAACATGGAACTTGGACAAATGGGCTATTGAAGATAGCACAGGTTTAGAAGAATTAGAACGCAGCAATGTTGATCTATTTAATAAGCTTATTAATGACAAGAAAGCTGAATTGAAAAAGGCAGGAATCTGCTAATTCAGTAATCAATAAAAAAGGTAAAAGTAAAAATTTAAAAATAAATAAAAATAAAATGAAACCAGTGTATAAGAACAAAGAAAGAAGTGTTGTGAAAAGCGTAATGAACGTACTTTTTGCAGTACTGTTTAATTTAATGGTATCGATTATTGCCATTGCGGTAATGTCAATTGTATACCATATCGAAGTGCCGTTATTGGCAGTATTTGTACCTGTGATGTTTGTAGCATTCATTCTTGGATATATCAAACATAAACAGCCGAAAGTTTATTCCAATTCAGGATTAGCTTTTGCCGGGTTAATCAAAGAGGTTTGGATAAGCCGAATTATGGAAAAGTTTTATGCTGAGTTCCCATATTTGGAATACACAGAGGATATGACCCAGTTTGTAGATAATGATGCTATAAATTTGGCTGACTCAGGGGTTAATCCTGATGTGTTGATAAATAATACCACTTATCCAATTCCAACCGTTACACGCGATGATGCGCCTATTTCAATTCCTTTAGACAATTACGATACTAAAAATACTATTGTAAGACGTATCGAATCTATTGGATTGGCTTACAATAAAATTGACAGTATCATACGCGGCCATAAAAATACTTTGGCTGAAAAAAGCGGTCAGAAATTCACACATGCTTATGGAGCTTTATCTGATGGTGCATATACACCTGTATTGAATTGCAGTGGAGCAGATAGAGGTGATGGAACTAAGAAGATGATGACTATTGACATTATCAACATGCAAAAAATATTTGATAAATTAAAAGTTCCTCAAAAAGGACGTGTGCTTGTTTTATCTCCTGATCATATTGCAGATTTATTGCAAGAAAACTGGGATAAATACAAATCAATTGCTGATTTGGAATCAGGTAAAATCATGAACCTTTATGGATTTATGATCTTCAAAGGAATTTTGAATCCTACTTACAACAAAACAACTCTTGTTAAGAATGCATTTGGAGCTGCTCCTGCATCAACTGATTGTGTAAGTTCATTAGTATGGCATGCAGCAGAAGTGATGAGAGCTGATGGATCGGTTGAGATGTTCTACACACCTCGCAACATCAATACTTCAGAACGTGGTGATGTAATTGGATTTGCAAAACGTGCTATCGGTTTACCTATCAGAGGTAAATATTATGGTGCAATTGTGAGCGGACAAGCATAATCAATTAGCAATAAATAATTAAGTCGTCAGATGAGAAATTGTCTGACGACATAAAAAACAAAATCATGACTGAAAATCAAAAAAACGCTGCCAACGAATGTTTTAAACACGATGCGAATCTATCAAGTGTTTATGTAACGGATGATGCACAATGTTTCACAGAAAAACAGTGGGCACAATTACATGCTAACGAATCAAAGTTGAACGATAGAACCATTTTATTGGTGAATCGCAATTTTAACGATTTGGAAGTAGTGGACAAATCAGGTATTACAGTAGAAGGTAGTGAAGAAGCGAGTAAAGAATTAGTAGCTGAAACTTCTCCTGAAGAAAAGGTTGCTGAAGAATCAGTTGCTGAAACCCCTGCTGAAGAAAAAGTTGCTGAAGAACCAGTTGCTGAAACAGCAGCTCAATTGATTGATAAAAAATTGAATGCAATGAACAAAGTTGAATTGCAGGCAAGAGCAACCGAACTTGGATTTGAGTTTACTGAAGAAAATACCAAAGCAGATTTGATTGCTTTGATTGAGGGAACAAACGAAAAAAATTAAACTGCTATGTGGAGCAATAATCCATCGTGGCGACATTTTAAACGACATTTAAATAAAAACGAAATGACAAAAGCAACAGATTTATACCCATTTGGGAAAGCCGATGTGCAAGCTCAATTGGTTTATGCAGCAGTATTGGCTGCAACAATTTTAAACAGCGAAACTGTATTGCCAATTGCGCAATTAACAGGAGCTGCAACATTGAATCTTACCGTTGACGGTAATGTTCCGGTTGGAAGTAATTTACTTGTACAAGTTAGTGCTGATGGTACTGACAGGGTTTTAACCTTTGGTACAGGATCAAGTGCAGGTGCTCAAACAATTCCTGCAAATACATCAAAGAATTTGTTCTTTAAATATGATGGTGCAAACTTCATTTTGATGGGAACATTTGTGTATGCCTATTCATTGGCAACTGATGTGCAGGCTAAAGCTTATGCTTCACCTGTTGCTGCAACCATTGCTGCAAAAAACACACAGATCACTATTGCTCAAATGACAGGTGCAGCAACGCTGAACCTTACCATTGGAGGAAGTGTTCCTGTAGGAGCAAAACTGTTGGTATTTGTAAGTGCTGATGCAACAGGAAGAACCTTAACCCTTGGAACAGGATTAGTAGGCCCTGCAACTGCAATTACTGCAAGCAAGAGTGTTGCTATTCCGTTTGAATACAATGGAACAAACTTTGTGCAAACAGGATTAGCACTTCAATTAAACTAAGTAACTACCAGTAAACGATAATGAACAAGCTGAGACAGTTCATGGTGTTATGGGTGGGGAACACCGAAAGCATTTATGCTTAGGTGTTTTCCCAAACATAATGATCGTTTCTTAAAAATAAGATAATGGATTTAAAGAATATCAAAACAACACTAACCGGATTATTTATAGCTACGCTGCTTGCAGTGCAGCCATTGGTTAGTGATGATGTTATTGATTGGACTAAACCCAATATTTATGTAAGGCTTGGTATTGCAGTAGCTATTGCAATTTTCGGATATTTTACAAAAGATAATACCACTAAAAGCTAATGGAATTAGTAGTTAAAAGAAATAAGTTTACTGCACAAAGCACTGAAGGAGAATTGCTAATTGATGGCATCCATGAGTGTTTTACATTGGAAGATGTTGACAGAAAACTTGAAGCAGGAGGAGTTAAAATATTTGGTCAAACAGCTATTCCGAGAGGAAGATATAAAGTGACTGAAAGTTTTTCAAATCATTTTCAAAAAACGCTTCCTGAAGTATTAAATGTACCACAATATGCAGGTGTAAGAATTCACAGTGGAAACACCGCAACAGATACAGAAGGATGCATACTTGTAGGAACGCAAGAAGGAAATGATATTATACTTCATAGCAGAGATGCATTTGAAAAACTGAACGAAAAAATTATTGCAGCTATAAAAATTGGAGATGTATTTATAACCGTTGAATGAAGAAAATAGCAACCATATTATTATTAATTATTTCAGCATCGTTAGTATGTCTTTTATTTTCATGCGGAACTACAAAGAATGTTTCCAGTTCCGAAACTATTCAGAAAAAGGATTCGACTGCTGTAAAAATTGTTGTGCAAACAGTAAAGGAAAGATATGATTCGATCATATACGTTCCTGCGTCTACAACGGAGTTATCACTTGGTAATCCATGCGATTCTCTCATGCATTTAAAGCCTGTCAATATTTCAATTAATAAAGGAAGTAGTCAAACAAAAGTTTGGACAAAAAATGACCAAATATTTATATCGGATAGTTGCGGAGCAACGGTTATTAAGTTGACAAAGTTATTAGTTGAAAAAGACAGCATGAATATGCAATTGAAGTCGAGATATGTGACTGATTCGAAAATAACAATTGATAAAGAATTAAAAACTACTACACCATTTTGGTGTTGGAGTGTGATGATTTTGGAAGGACTCATCATTGTATTGATGAGTTTCATTTTATTAAAAACAATATTTAAAATTTAAAACCATGAGTGGATTAAATGATGTTACATATTTAAGAAGAAATGGCAATGTGGGCCGTGGAGCATTGAATGCCGATGGCATATCAGGTTATGTAATGAATGGTGGAGCAACAGCTCCTTCAGGACTTGCATTTGGTGCAATTGCAATTGTTTATACACTTGCAGATGTTGAAGCACTTGGAATAACAGCAGCTTATGATACCACAAATAATGTGATGTGTCATCATCATTTTCAAAGGCATTTTTTCCGCAACCCACGAGTTGAAACTCATATTATGTTGGTTGCTCAAAGTATTACACTTACACAAATGGCTGATAAAGCCAATTCGTATGCTAAACTCTTATTACAATCAGGCAATGGCAAAATTAAATTGCTTGGATTAATTCGTAATCCTGCATCAGGATATACAGCCACTATTTTAAATGGAATGGATGCAGATAGTTATAATGCAATGGCAAAGGCTCAACAATTAATTGAAGATGAATTTGCTGCATTGCGTTTATGCCCATGTGCATTTGTTGAAATAAGGAGTTTGTCAGGAACTGCTTCTACAGTTTATGATATGACAACTCTTACAGCTCGCAATGTAACTCCGGTAATTTTACAAGACCCGGATGCTGCTGCTGTGAATGCATTATTTGCAGGTTATGCAGCAGTTGGAGATGTGGTAGGATTGGCAAGTAAAGCAGCAATTTCGCAAAATATTGGCGAAACAAGTGATGCATTTCAGTTGCAAAGTGCAGCTAATGGATATTATATTAAATGCGGAACTTCTTCAGGACAAAATGTAACTATTGCCGATTTGGTCACATTGATGGCAAAAGGTTATTGCTTTGGACAAGCAGTTGTTGATTTTGACGGATTTTATTTAAATGATTTTCCGACAGCTATTCCGCTTACTGATGATTATTGCTACGGATATTTAAATCGCGTATCATTCAAAGCCCTTCAGGTAGTTCGTCAACGCATACTTCCATTGGTTCGTAATGGTAAATTACAAACAACACCTGCCGGATTGCTTACAGATGCCTTCAGAGGATATTTGGAAGAAGTTGCAACTGATGAATTGCAAAATAAATTAGAAGCAACTGGAGATGCAACTCCTGAAAGTTCGAATACATATATTGATCCTACAATAAATGTTCGCACATCAAATGGAGCATTTACTATTCAGATTGGATTTACTGAGATAACACTTGGTAAGCAAATAACATTGAGTGTTGGCTTGAATCCAACAGCTTAATTGAAAGTTGAGAATTAAAAAATAATAAATAAAAAAATTATGAGCGATATAGTAATCAATAACCGTAAGTACAGTTGGGCAGATGTTAATGCCATCATATTCGGAAGACTTTTAGTTGGTATTTCAGCCATCTCTTACAAACATAAGGAAGAGATAAAAGGTGTGAAAGGATCGGGCAAAAAGGATATAGGATATGTGCAAGGAAATTATGAAGCTGATGGAAGTATTACTCTTCACATGGATGAGGTACAATCAATCAGACGAAAACTTCTTCCCGGACAAAATTTGATGAGCATTAAACCATTTAAAGTGGTTGTTGCATTTATCAATGAAGATAATCTTCCGGTTAAACATTCATTCAATGCCAAATTTATGAACGATGGTGTTGAAGTTGATAATGGAGGAACAAAAGCCATTGATTCAAAGATAGATCTATATATACCGGATTTGAATTTGAACGGATAATTTAAACACCATTTAAAACCAATACCATGAACGAACAAACAACAGAAAAAACATTGCTTCCGGGTGAAGCAACTCAGGAACAAATTGATGCTTGGAAAGTGCAACATCCTGAAGGAGTACATCAATCAATTATTGCAACAGATAGCGGTAAGGTTGCTATTTATTTTAAAGAACCTGACGATAGCGATTATGCTATGATCATGGATTTGCTTGCAAATAAACAATTGGTGAAAGCGGGAATACTTGCTTTTCAAACTTTAAAAATTGGAGGTTTTGAGATACCTGCAACAGATAAGAAGTTGTATAGAACGGCTTGTACTGAAGCAACAAAACGCATCAATTATTACGAGACTGAAACCGTAAAGCTCTAAGGGCTGCCCGCAAGGTTAGTACTATTGCAGGAGAAGATTACGAAAGGAAAATAAATGCATTGTTAAGCGTTTATTTTCATATTCCATTTCCTGAGCAATTAGAACCTAAAGTGAGAGCAGCCAAGTGGCGCGAGCTTCAGTGGTATTTTGAATTTGACAATAAACGACATAAAGGAGAATCGGTTGATCTATAATGAACAATACAGGCACAATAAATATTGGACTACCATTTTCACCGGATGATGTAAAAAGTTCGGAACTGGTAAGAACTGCCTTTGGCATTTATGGACGATTTCCTGTATTTAATTTTGGTGCAAATGAAACTCCCGGCACTAATAAAGAAACCTATCATTTATCAGTATTAAATACAAAAGTATGGGATCGGGTGATTTTGCGAAATCATTTTAAAGGAGATCCAATTTCTACAGGTGGAAATATTGATGGATCAAATCTAAACTATACTAATCAAGCAGGAGAACTTATTGTTATGCCTGCTTATGAATTTCCTGACGAAGTATTGATTGAAGTATCTCGTAAAAGAGATATGATAGAAACTAAGATTGCAGGAGCTGATGGAACAGTGAAGGAAGAAATAAGTTTAGGAGATTGGGAAGGAATGATACGTGGTTTTATCATTAATTATGATAACGAAGATTATCCTAAAGCAGCAGTTAAAAGGTTATTAGGCATATTCAATCGCCCTTTAGAATGTGGAATTGACAGCAAATATTTTACTGAAGTATTAAAAATATACAATGTTGTTTTTGGAGAATTGAAATTAAAAGAGATGGAAGGATTTCCAAATTGCCAGGCATTTGAGATTCCTTTTAAAAGTGATATGCCGATTGAATTTCAATTGATAAAAAAATAATGTTAAGACCGCTCTTTGATATCCGAATTAAGACTGATAAAGGAACGATTTTAATAGATCGTATTCATAGTATTGATATTGAAAGCGACTGGCAAAAGATGACCGATACAGGTATATTAAAGTTGCCACGAAAAGCAATTGTAAGTGATACCCAAAGGAAACTTCTTGACCTGATAACTACAGGATGCCGCATAGTTGTAAGATTGGGATATATGGGAAGTAATATACAATACAGCGAAAGAATGGTAACTGAATTTATTGGTTATATAGCTGCAAGCCCACAACCGTTTGCTCCTGTTGAGATACAATTGGAAGACGAAATGTTTGCTTTGAAGAGATGGCCAGTAGCTGGTAAAACTTTTACCAATTATTCAAAGCTTGCAGATATTGTAAATTATGCCATAGCAGGAATGCCGGGTAATTATGTAATAGATGTTGCAGATGTGCAGTTGAGTAAAAACTTTGTAGTGAAAAAAGGATCTGCATCTCAAGTTCTTCAGCAAATTGAAGAAGCTTATCACATGAAAAGTTTCTTCAGATTAGTTCCTGATCCATCAACAATAAATGGTGCAAGGCAAGTATTATGTGTGGGTAAATATTACAATACAAAAGATTTATTAACTCTTAATCCTTCCGATGATATTCTTTTAGAATATCGAAAAAATATTATCAAGCCTGATGTTAAATATTTTAGCAAAAACGATAAACGCATCCGAGTAAAGATGCATGTGAAAATGGATGGGAAAGCAAAAGATTATGAAATTGAAACTGGAGATCCTGTAGCTGATAAAGACGGAGTAGTAATACAGATGAAGCAGAAGAATATTCCATTTGCCACTGCTAAAGCAATGATTGAAATGGAATATTTGAGAGCAAAGGTTGATCGCTTTACAGGAGAACTAACATGTTTTGGATTTCCATTTGTAAGACATGGAAGGATTATTCAATATACTGATTGGAGATTTGGAGATACAGCATCGGGAACAAGGTATTTTGTGGATTCGGTAAAAATAAGTTCAGGTGTAAATGGATATAGAAGAACGATTCATTTAGGATGGTTGGCTACAACTAATAACCAAAATGGAACATTAGTAGCAGGAATGACAAAAATAGTATGACAAAACTCGCAGATGCAATAAAACACTTAGCTAACAGAGGTAATGTATATGATACAAATGCCAATGTTGTTTCGGTTGATAAAACTGCAAATATCTGTGTTGTGACTTTGAATAATACTGGAGAAGAAATTGTGGATGTGAAGCTACTATCAATTATTGATAACCCAGACACAAAGTTTGTGATTTACCCGGTAGTTGGAAGTGATGTATCAATTGTGTTTTTAGATAATGATATGCATGATGCAATTGTTGTTAAAATTAGTGAAGTAGATGAAATATTGTTAAGAGGTGATCAATTCGGAGGGTTAATAAAGGTTGCTGAATTGGTAACAAAATTAAATGCAACTGAGAATAAATTGAACGATTTAATTGGTAAATGGAATTCATTTTGTACTGTATATGTTCCCGGTTCTCCATCAACACTTGGATTACCTGCTACACTTACAACATCAGAAGAAACAACATTAACACCGACAGTAAGAGGAGATATTGAAAACGTAAATATTAAACACGGATAAAATGAAAGACTGGCAAATAGGAGATGATGGTGATATAGTAATTGGGCCTACAGGTTTATTATTTACTGATACACCTGAAGAGCAACTTATAAAAAGGTTGATGTTTTTAGCAAAAGGAGCATTGAAAGCGGCTCCATTAGTTGGTGCAGGTGTAAGGAGTTTAAGGAATGCAAGAGCCGGCCAGGATCAAATAAAAAATATCATCATGCAATTAGAAGCTGATGGATGGGTAAATGAAACGGTAAGTTTTGATGGAAAACAATTATGGGTTTATGCTGAGAGAAATAAATAATGATAATAAAAGCAACACAAGGACAAACCATTTTTGATTTAGCAATTAAACATTACGGTTGCTATGAAGGAGTATTTGTATTGATGGCTGATAATAATCTTTCATTAATAAGTGAGTTAACAGCCGGACAAAGTTTAATTATTCAGGATGTAATTCCTCAATTGAATGATACCAATGTTGCCAATGCATTGTATTATCAGATAAACGGATTAAGCGTGAATTCGCAATATCAGGTATCATCAGGAGAAGGAGGATATGTTTCACCGGGATATGTTTCACCGGGATATGTAAGTTAATTTTTAAACAGTATTTAAATGGCCAAAACGTATAGAAATCATGTTGACGGATCAGATCTTCTCGGAAGAGATCTTACACCAACAGAAGTTGATGCAAACTTTAGAGATAGTGATGCGCGTGAGCAAGCGGCTATTGATGCTGCTGATAATGCAATACCGCGCGTTTTTACTGCCGCAAGTGATGCAGCAATGATTGCTTTATCGGCTCGTAAAGGGGATGTTTGTAAAAGAACTGATGGAGCCGACCCTAAGAAGGTTTATCAATTAAATGATGCTGACCCAACTATTTTAAGTAATTGGGTGTATGTAGGGCTTTATACATTGCCTTCGAATCTTGAAATTACAGATAATAAATCGGCAGATTTATCTTCTTATGACAATATCCATTATCCTTCTACTAAGGCTGTACAAGATGCTATTACATCTGCCATTACAGGAATGTATGACTTACAACAAGGTTATGATGCCAGTGGCAATACATTCCCAATTGCAGCAAACACTAATCCAGTTGTGGCAACAATTAAAAAAGGTTACTCATGGAATATTACAGTTGCAGGAACTTTAGGAGGTATAAATGTAAAAATAGGAGATACTCTTGTTGCATTAGTTGATAATCCGGGTACTACCGCAGCGAATTGGTCAATCGCTGCATTTGAAGTAGGTAGCACAGATGGATTGACAGAAGGAAGTACCAATAAGTATTTTACAGCTGCAAGGGTATTAGCAACAGTATTATCAGGCTTATCAACTGCTACTAATGCTGTAGTTACATCAGCAGATAGTGTTTTATCTGGTATAGGAAAGCTACAAAAACAACTATCTGATCTTATTTCTGCAAAAGATGCTTCAGGAGGGTATGCAGGATTAACATCGCTAAAGATTAATTTTAAAAATGTAGCTAATAGCTTCACATCATTTTTAACAAATACAAATACAGCAGCAAGAACTTATACATTTCAGGATAGAAATGGAACTATTGCTGACGATACAGATTTATCGGCTAAACAAGATGCAGCTGCAACTACCTCATGGCAAAAATTTGCGTTAACGCAATCGAATGGGAAATTATTAAATGCTTCAATTTCAGATTTTCATGCTGGGAGTGCTATTGTAGTTGGAGAATATGAGATTCCTAATATTTCATTGGTAACAAATAGGCCTACAGGAGAAGATAGTTCAGTGGGGTGTTTTTTAAAAGTATCAGTAGGGCAAACAGGTAATATATACCAAGAAGTAATTACTGCACAAGGGCATAAATATTTTGGTGGATATACATTAAGCAGTACAACTTGGTCAACATGGTAGAATTTAATATTAAACATTAAAATAACATAAAAATGAAATCATTAGCAGAAAACAAACCAACGATATCAAGCTCTGTACAGGGTGTATATACATCTGGGCAATTAATTGGACAATTAATTCCAATTAATGTGAGTGAAAAAATGATGGGGGGCATGAGTGCATTACTAATGCAATTAGATATAGTGGATACTGATAAGCTTGGTAAAAAAATATCTCTTTATGTTTTTTCGGGATTAGTTAATTTACCTTCGGATAAAACCACATTTGATATTGCATCTCCAACTGATGCTTTGCAATTGAGGGCGAAAATTGATATTACATCATGGTTATCATTTACAGGATCCTCAGTCGCATTAAACACAAACTTATCATTAGCTATTCCTTCAGGAACTGATCGTAGATTTTATGTTGCATTGGTGGCAGGTGAATCATTAACAGTACTTACTGCCGGAAATTATAAAGTAGTACCAAGTTATTACGTTGACTAATGAAAATATTAGCAGGGAAATATTTGCCAATATTTGGAGTTAAAAAGATTAATATAATTAATCCTACAAATACAGTTGCCCCATCTATTCCTACATCTAATAATGCTATGGGGCAAACTGTTGTTATTAATGCAGGAATTTGGACAGGAAGCCCTACATCTTATACATTTAAGATTTATAGAGGTGCAATTTTAGTTGAAACAGTAACACAAATAGGTTCAACCTTAAATTACACATACGTTCAAGCAGATGCAGGAAATGCGATAAACCTAAAAGCGACTGTTTATGCATCAAATAGTGCAGGTAATGGATCATCTGTTGATTCAAATATAATTGTACAAGTATTAGACGTACTGGCGTATAATTTATTAAATGCCGGAAGCATTAGTGATTCAACAACTATATCAGCAGTTAATTTTCTTGCTTTAGCAGGGAAAGGATTAGCGGGTACGGGAGTAGAATATTGGTCAAAATTCAAAATTGCAAGACCATTAGTTGGAGGAACATCTGCTTCTAATAGTTATGATCTATTAAATTTACAACAATGTACTTTTAATGGAGGATTTACATTTAATAGCAATGGTGTTACAGGTAACGGTGTTAATGGATGGTGTGATGAAAATTTTACTATAAATACTTTAGGCCAAAATACAGCAGGAGTGGTTTTATATTGTCGTTCCAATGCTCAAAGCAATAATCCGTTTATGAAAATCACGGTTGCGCCTAACAGGATTTTGGATATTTACATTGCTTATACAAATGGGAATACATACGCCTCTATAATGGGTGGCACAGATTTACCATTTACTGCAAATTCCGATTCAAGAGGGTGTTTTGTATTCACAAGAACATCATCAACCATCTACAATATGTTTATACGTGGTGTAAAATCAGCGATGTCACAAAATTCTATAATCCCGGGCACTGATGAAGTAACAAGTTGGGGGGAACAATTAGTGAGCCAATATTCATCAAAAAATTTAAGTTTTATTGGTTATCTGAACGGTTCATTAACTGATGCACAAGCGTACGCTATAAATGCGGATCAAATCACATTTCAGACAATGTTAGGAAGGAACGTATAATGGTAATACAATTAACAGAAGAACAAGCGGCAAGTTTACGTGGGCAAGAAGTTAGCCCAAGTAATTTGTTTCATCCAATTCAAGATTCAAATGGAGTATGGATTATAAGCATTGAAGAAATGAATCAGTGCGAAAATGAAAATTTTGCTTGGCTAAAAGACTGTCCACAAATAGATTATTCACCAGTTACAAAAGAATAATATGAGCCAAACAATACAGGATATAGAAAACGAAATTGATACAGCAATTGCTGCCGAAACTGATTTGGCAAATATTAGCACAAGCAATACTGCTGAATGGCTTCAGTTTAAAAATATTTTTGTGCAGGCAAATTACAGCTTGCAACAATTGTGGGATGCATTTAAAACTGATATTGCTTCACTTGCAGCAGGAAGCCGTTATGGAACACTTAAATGGTTTCAGGAAATATCGTTACTATTTCAATATGGAGATTTGTTAAATGAAAATAATGGATCATTATTTTATTCGCCTATTGATCCAACTCATCAAATTATTACCCGGTGTGCAACATCGGAGTTTAACAGAACAGTAATAATAAAAGTTGCAAAAGGCACAACTCCAACAGCTTTACTTACTGCCGAGAAACTTGCTTTTGATGCATACATAAAAGATGTGAAACCCGCAGGAGTTAAACACCAAGTTGTAACTGCACTTGCGGATAGAGTTAAAGTAAACATGAATGTGTATTACGATCCATTATTGATTGTTGGTGACTTAGCAACATTAATTGAAGGAACAGTTATTCCTAAATTTTTAGCATCAATTCCATTTGATGGTTTATTTGATGTTAACCGTTTTAGAGATGCAATTGAAGCTGTTGCGGGTGTGGCAAATGTTGGTGATGCGGATATTCAAAACATATCGATTAAACCTGATGGTGGAGCATACACAACAGTTACCCGCAGATACTCGCCTTACTCAGGTTACTATATTTGGAATACACAAACAGAAACTCTTCCTGAAGATTGCTCGGTAATCAATTACATTCCGATATCATAATGAATTACAACTGGGACATAGTTAAGTGGATTAAATTGGTATTGGGTTCATTATGGAAGCCAAACAGAGCATTGCTTATTAAATGCCTATTGCAACCAATTATTCGCATGTATAATGAGTTTATTATATTGATTGACGATATTAATAACCGAACACGGTATAACTCATCACAAAAAGCATTAACGTCTTTGCTCAATAAACTATTTGACCCAACTTTAAAACGAATTTATATTGATACAGTTGCCGATGAGTATCAGGTATATTATCAACCAATAATTGGTGAAAGTTTAGGTGATATGGTTCCGCTATATCAACCAATAATTGCAGATACCGATACCCCTGCACCGTTATATCAATTGAATATAGCAGAGTACATACTGATAGTTGATTTTATTGTGTACGTGCCAACATCATTGGCAGCACAGGAAGGTAATATTAAAGCATGGGTAAACTACTACCGCTTTGCTTCGCTCACATTTAAAATTATTTATATCTAATGAAAAAAGTAAACATAGCAACTGGTCATAGCCAAATTATTGGTGATTACACATTGCAACTTCAGGATGCAATTGCTGATGCATTAAAAGGAATTACAAGTGCGTATGGCGATTGTATTATTAGCGGTTGTGTATTAACATTAGCAAGTGGAACAACTTACAACGTGAGTGAAGGATGGCTGATGTGGGGAGGGGAAGTGTTTCATTTACCTGCACAAACTGTAAACAACCCATCACTATACCCAATTGTTGTTTTTAAATCGCAAACTACGATTACAAATCCATTTGCTTACGAAGATGGATTAACAAAACCATTGGCAACAATTACTGAAGTAAATTTTAAAGCTGCTGCTGCTGCGTTAAGTGGAGAAGCTTATCTTACAGATTTTGGAATAGTTGCTCCTGCTTGGATGAATAACTGGATAGGCATAGCATGTCATATTTCATATTTTACTTATTCAGGCATGACTGCTCCTTCTATGGAATATAAGGTATTAGAAAGCGGTAATGAGATATGCATAAGAGGAATGGTTAAAAAAGTAGTTGCATTTGGAACAGGTATACCTGAAGTAGAATTTGCTCAATTGCCTGCCATGTATTTGCCACGAAATGATATTTGGGTAGCCAGTAGTTTTGGGAATGCTATACATGTACCTAATACATTGGTAGGAGGATATGTTTCATTGCGATATAATATTGGCCCATTAGCTGATGGAACTAATCAGCAACTTGAAATTGGAGATTGCCGATGGAGATTTGGTGATTATTAATGATTGATTTAGCAGAGGTTTAAAAAGCCTCTGTCTTACATAAGGCTCTCAACCCTTATGATTTAAGGTGCTATAACACACACGACAGAGGCAATGCCTTTGAAATTGGTGTTATAGCACCTTTTTTATTTGAGAGAATCCAAAACTAATAATAAATTATAAAATGAAAGAAAGAAAAGTAAAACAACAAATGAAAACACCGATTACCTACTACGGAGGCAAGCAAACAATGCTTAAACATATTTTGCCTTTAGTACCCAAACACACACTTTATACTGAAGCTTTTGCAGGAGGTGCAGCATTATTCTTCGCAAAGGAACGTGCAACAGTTGAAGTAATCAATGATATGAATGGTGAAATCGTTAATTTTTATGAAACGGTAGTGACAAAGTTTGATGAATTGAAAGCTCGTATCGAAAAGTTATTGCATAGCAGAATGGCTCATCAACACTCATGGTATATTTATAATCATCCACAATGGTTTACTAAGGTTGAACGTGCATGGGCTTTATTTACACTTAGCAAAATGGGCTTTGCGGGACAGTTGAGTAATTCGTTTGGATTTGATAAATCTGAATGCCGTCATCCAAAGAAGATATATTACTCGAAGGATGCGTTTAATTTATCTTTAAAAGAACGATTAGAATGCGCTACAATTGAACATGATGATGCTATGAAGGTAATTGCTCGTTATGATACTCCTGAAGCGTTTCACTTCATTGACCCTCCTTATGTGGGTAGTAATATGGGACATTATGCTAATATGTTCAACGATCAGTCGCTTGATGAGTTATTGGTGCTTTGTACTAAACTGAAAGGAAAGTTTATGCTTACGATGTATCCGAATGCTGCCATTGAAGCTGTGGCTAAGAAGAACAAATGGACTATTCATCGCGTATCTCGCCAAATTAGTGCGTGTAAAGCTGAATCAAGACGTAAGCAGGAAGAATGGATGGTGACGAATTATTAAAGGCTTTTTAAATATCGTTTAAATTGTAAATTGCTCGCAAAACTCGGACGTTTGGATTTGGAAACTCGGACGTTTGGTTTTTGCGATTATACTTTCAAC